GCTTGCTTAGTGTAGTTAGAAGTGTAGTTGGACATTAGATAAGTCTCCCTAATAGAGCGTGTATGTCAATTTTTTGAATAGAAAAGGATGATCCGTTAATCTCAGACTCGATACCAATAGTAACTACCTCACCACTACCTGTAGTGTTTATCTTAGGTGTGTTGATAGTGCCACTCGCTACGTACTGAGCAATGTTGTATTCAGCTATACCATACTCTGATACGCCCGCTGAAGAAGTAAAGACTAAGGCTTGCTTAGTGTAGTTAGAAGTGTAGTCATAGCCCCAGTTAAGAATAGCCTCTGTTGCCTGACCACCAATAATAGTTACGTTAAACTTCTTTAAAAACTTTAGATTAGAAGTGTTACCAAAGTCTAGCGGGTTACTGAAGTAACGCATTTGATACTTAGCAGTACCGTCTAAGTAACCGTTGTATTTAACAACACCTGATTCAAGCCCTATGTATATATCACCATCTTCTAATAAAGCAAGAGATAAAGGATCTAAGCCAGACCAAGTAGTAACACGATTAGAGCCATCAGGCAAAGACTGCCTCATGTCAAAACAGTACACAGTGTTGCTGTCAGGTAACGTAAGTAAGTAGAAGGCTTCTTCAGCACTGTATAAAGACTTGATAGCATTAGTCTGTAGAGTCACTAACGATATTAAATCAGTACGTACATTCTTACTAATGTCCTGCATAGGCATAGACTTTTCTTGTACAGTCCTACCAAAGCTACGTACACCTGCATCTGACAAAAACAGTATGTCTTTCCCTGTGTGCTGTACTGAGTCACGAGCAATACAACCAACGCCTTCTATGGTGTCTGTAAGCGTCATAGAGGCAGGAGAGGATGCACCTGAGTACACAAGTATAGACTTCTTACCAAAGATGATTAGGAAGCCATTGTGAGCCGCTAGAGCCACTATCTCGTCAAAGCCTGTAGGCCATACTAGAGTAACGTCTAACGAGCCTGAAGCACCGCCTGTCCAAGCATGACCGTTAAGCGTGTCAGACCAGTAGACAGTGTGTTTATTGCCTGTAACGTCTGCTACCCACAGCTTACCGTAGGCTGCTAGGACTTCATTGCCTTGTGGTGCAACACCTGTACTATGGCTATGACCTGACATAGTTTCTAGCACAAAAGAACCTGACTCGTCTGTGCCTACCAGCGGCTCATGCCCTCTCTGGAACATATACACATGGTTGTTTAGTGATACTGTTTTCCAGTTGTTAGCTGTAGGTGTGTAACTACTAGGAGTAATGTCTGTTAAGGTTGTAGTACCTTTGAATACTTTAGCGTTGCCTGCTGACAGTACAACCTTGTCACCAGAGTTATCTATAAACTCATGTACAGTTTCAATACCACGGCTACTGCCTAGCACAGAAGAGCCGTTAGTAGATACTGCTGTCCAGCCTTTACGCGCACCAATACGGCCTAGCTTATCAATAACACAGTTGTCTGCAATAGCGGCAAACGAAGGATCAACACCAATAGGTGAGTCCTGTGTGTTAAGACCAGCAAATCCTGGTGCAGCTACTGTAATGTTCTGTAGTTGTTGTGCCATTTAAGAATACCAGATAGTTTCTTCAGGATGTTGAGCAGCGTCCATAGCAATAGCATCAGCTAGTGTAGTATCTGCCAGTGCAAACATTTCTGCCGCTGATGTACCAGCAGTCTCTCCACGTTCTCTAGCCGCCAACGCTGTAGCAAGCTGAACTACAGGAGAGGAAGGTATCTGCATATTGTCTGTGTCTGCTGTGAACTCTGATGTACGTAGTACCACATTGAAGCGTACTTGATAAGCCTTGTCAGGTTTAGGATAGAGGTCTACACCGTTGTCACCTGCGGCATTGACACCGTTAAAGCTGTAGAACTGGGGTGCGCCTATGGGTGGCTCGTCTATCAAGAATGCCTGATCCATCCAACGTGAGGTTTTATACTGCATAAAAAAGTTAGATGTGTCGTTAATAACATCAAGTATTTTCATTCTGTTCTGTGAGCCAGTGAGTACATAGTTAAATGTATCTGTTGTAGTTGACACAGTTAATGTAGTACGCAGAGCAGTCCAGTCATAAGCGTCTTCTACGGTGCGTTTAGAATCATTAACAAACTCACCTATAAGTTTAGAGTAGGAGTTCTGAGCAACAGTAGTTACTTCGTCTTCTCGTAGCCTACGTAGTACGCTGTTGACTAGCTGTAAGTATGTCATTAGTATTCAAACCTTTTTAAAAATTGATCGTTAGTTAGCATTCTCTGAGGTATATTGCGTAACCGTTGTACTTCTTGTTGATGTTGTAAAAACTGTTGTATAGGATCAACCTGTGGTTGTTTATAAACAGCCCTTGTAGGAGTAGACATTACGCTAAAGGGTAGAAGTTCTTGTGTTGAACCTATTTGTGTTTCTAGCTGTAACATGTCTCCAAAGAG